CCTATACCTGTATTAGTATAACATCTATAAATGACTTCATCACCAGTTTTAAAATTGTGATATGTTGTAAATCCAATTTGATCTGTTGTTGTATTAATTCCAGAAGAACTGGCTGAAAAATCAATTGTAGTATAAATTGATTTCATTACTGCTTCTGCAGTAGCTCCACTACCATTACCACCAGCTATTTTGACTGTTGGTGTAGTTAGGTAATCATATCCAGAATTTAACAATAATGCTCCAGATAATGAACCTTCAAGATGAGCAAAAGCGGAAGCTCCAACTCCAACACTATCTTCAATAATTACATTGGGTGGATTAATTAGATCATATTCTTCACCACCAGCAGTTACGTCAATTGAAGTTAACTTTCCATAGAAAACTTTGTCATCACTCTTTGGATATAATACTTCAGTACCATTTAATAAAATACCGACTGAAGTTGGCAGTGGAGATTGTCGAATACTATAATTACTCTTTTTAATTTTTGGATTTGTAGAAATTCTCTTAATTAATTTTTGATCTAAAATATTTCTTTGTGCAAGAGAATCTAAAATTATTGTATTGGTAATAGCATTTACTGCTCCTGCTGGTGTAAATGTGATATATTCATCTTGATAAATCTTAGCCCTATTGTAAGCTAATTTTATTTGAGTATTACTAACTTTTTTTACATAGTATGCACCAGTGTTGATTCCTACGTCAGCACCAGTGTAACTGTAGTAAATTTTATCTCCAGTTTGTAGATTATGATTTACTGTTACATTAGAACTATTTTTTGTTGTAATGAGTTCTGTTTCTACAGACCCAATACCAAAATATAAACTTCCAGTATTAGTTGGTATTGAGTATGATGGTAAACTTGTAGATGTTACATAAACAGAATCTTTATCTGGATTTACATATGTGTTTTGAATATCGGCTATGTACTTATATTGACCTGCTGGTGATATATGAATATTTCTATAAAGTTTATAATCTAAATTAGAATTTAGTGTACCTGAAACAAATTGTAGGGCAAATGATGTTGTAGAGTAAATTTGAACAACAGTTCCTGATACTGGCGGATTGAATGAATTGTCATAATCATCCACATCATATAGTGTTATTGAATCACCTAATTTAAATCCATGAGGTACTTTAGTATTGATTGTTGCAGGAGATGATGTTTGCGTAATTCCATTAGGCTTATCAACAACTTTAATTTCATAAGTATTGTTTTGGAACCAATTAGTAAATCTGTTATTGTATAATTCAAGGTTAATTTCAATATCTTCACCTAAATTTTTAAATCCAATTTCATCACCAACTTTTAAATATTTTGATTTTTCTAAAACATTAGAATAATCTGATAATACCGAAGTAATTCTCATATATACTGGTTTAGTTTTATCACCATCCTCATATGAATACGCAAAACTATTTGCATACACGTTTACAAATTTGTCAATCGATACTGGAATATTACAATTGAAAAATTCATTATCATTTTTTCCATCATATGCAACATATTCACCGTCAATGTATAGTTCACCTGAATCTGGGAATCCAATGGTAGAATCGACAAAAATGGTATTTTCTTCTACTCCAGCACCAATGATAGTTCTAGTGACAGGACATGCAATAAATTTTCCAATTTTTGTATCATTGCTCAATTGAATTTCATGATATACTTGCTCTCCCAAAGAAATCAAGGATGATAAGTATACGTTTCCATATGCATATGGATTGTCTTGAATGATTGGCTGCCCATTAATTTTACTAATATCACCATAGATAGCTTCTACAATTAAATTATCACTTACACTCCATTGAGCTGAAGAAGGCTTTAATAAGTATTCTGATGGAGTTACTAGCTTTACATTAGGATCTCCATATAAGACTTTAAATAGAATTTTATAAGACTCTATTGTACCTTTGGTCTCATAAAAATCTTTAGCCTGCTTTAAGAATAGTTTTTTATCAACGTTTTCATTTAATGCCTTATCTTGGAATCCAGGTAAGAACTGTGATTTAATACTCTTCCACAATTCAACATAAATTAAATTGCTAATATTTTTTACTAACGTACCACTTACGTGAGCTTCGGCAGTGGTTGATGAAAATACCAGAGACCCTGGTTGTGTTTTGCTTTGATATGAATCAATTCCACTAAATCCACGAACACAACCATAAAAATGAGTTGCATCTTTACTGGTATATGTTATAATTTCATTATCAATTTTTAACAAACCATAGCTATCGGGCCAAGATTTTGTTGATGTGACAACAATAGTATCATCATAATATGTGATATCTTCTTCTAACGTTGTTGAATACTCTGTAAATTGATTAGAATCAAAATTTTCGACGTTTACATAACGATCAATATTTTCTGCTAGTTCTGTAACTTGGTTTTGTGAAATATAGTACTGTGTTAAAAACTGATTAAATAAAGAGTTTTCCTCAGAAAATATATTTGGCAACTGACTATCAATTACCTGAGAAATTTGGATTCTTTGAAGATCTTTATCTAACATTCTAATTACCTAGTATAGTTTCCGTTTGAGTAGCTGGAGGTTGATACAAATTTAGTTCCTGATGCATTTATGTCGGCATTTAATGTATCATTTATCAGTGTGAAGTTACTGCTAGATATATTTAACCTCAAATACAAATCCTTTAATCCAATTACATCATTTGACTCAGGTATTGCTTCAACTTCAATAATACCATCTTCATATAGTGTAGAAGTAATATTTACTGTGCTGAGTAATATTTCTCCTTTAGAATAATCTATAGTTCCTGCATTGCTATTTACAATCACTGGATTTTTTTGATCATTAAGCTTAAAGAAAATAACCTTACCTGTAGTTTTACTGCCAGTATCAGGAACATCTGATAGATATAAATCACCTTCTACGCCAGAAATCTTAAACTTAGTAGATTTTATTGAATATCCACCTGGCTTAACATGGAATGCATTACCAAAACATAATTCATATTGAGCGTTTTGATTTAATGCAGCATTTAAATCGCGTCTCATTTTAACTTTTGTGATGTTTGATGTAATGGCAACATCAACATCATCAATCAATCCGACAAGCTTACTATATTTAACTCTTCCACCAAATCCATTTGCTTCTGATGCACTAGCATAAGCCGTTAAACATTCAATTACATTAGTTTTCAAATCTTCTTCAGAAGTTGTCTTTGCCTGATCATAATAAATGGTTGAATCCAATTCAACATACAGATACTTCATATCCAAAATAACTGTTTCAACGCCAGCTACTGAATATTTTTTGAGTTTAAATGCAATATCATCTTTTGTAAATTGGGAAAGGGTATTTGCACCCTTTGGTTTGATGACAATAAAGACTTTGCCATACTGAGGAGGAGTAAGCTCTTCTCCGCCATAAGCAATTACTGCCTCAGCATTTGGATAAATGTCTGGTACAATTGATTCATAGTCTTGTGAAGAAACGGCTCTGTTTCTAGCTGCGTATCTTCTTGGAGCAAAGTATTTGATAGATGTAATTGGTTCAATGTCTGAACCATCACGAGATGGGCTAACAACCGTTAATGCGGCGGTTAAATTGGTAAGTTCAGTTCCAATATCATCAGTAATAACTCCATTGAAATTAACTGTCTTAACTCCATTTCCTATTGCACCATTTGTTACAACATAGGAAGCTTCAACTAAATTACCGTTATTTAATTTTTTACTGATAATTCCATCACCGAAAAGAAGTTCATAACGTTCATCAGATACTTCTTGGATTAAATACTTATTAGCTGTGGTAGAAAGACCTACAATCGAACTGACTTGAGTGTAGGCATCATAAGCCTCACTCTCAGTAGTTGGATGTACCTTGACTCTTAAAGTTGTAGTATCAACGTTTTGATTATCAATTACATATCTTTCATATTCATTAGAAGTATCAACCTCAAATGTTGATACTGCATAGCTGCCTTCATATAGAGATATGTTTTTAAACGATGCAATATCATTTGTAACTGTCGTTGTAATAGTTTCGGGAAGTACAAATGTATATGAAGCATTATTAGCTGTAGCAGTTGCAACAATGCCTGCTTTAAGAACAATAGATGAGGTTGATGAACCAGCTGGTAGAATTACGTTAATTGTAGCTATGAGTTTTGCAGCTCTTGTAGACTTAGGCACATATCCAATATTTCTAGCTAACGCAACTACATTATCACGAATTAAAGCACTATCAAGGAAAACTTCATTCACAACTGCATTAGTATTATATGCAGTAATATAACTATTATACGCTAAAATATCAATTAGTACTGAAAAGTTAGATCCCTCATAATCATAATCAGTAAAATTACTATTCGCACGAAGGTAATCCTTGATAGATGTCTTTATTTGATCAAAATCTAAATTTGTGACTTGTAGTTGAGACATTATTATACTCTAGTTGGTTTGAGAATTACATTAAGAACCTGATCTACTGGTTCAATACCTATGATATTGTATTCAATAATAATTTCCAGTTCATAATCATCATCATATACATTCACACCTATATTTGTTACTAAAATTCTTGGCTCATAATTTCTCAATACTTGGTTAATTTCATTCTCAAGAGTAAAGGATATTTCAGTTGTAGTTAATTCAAAAATGCTACCCTCAACATTCGTGCCCAGAGATGGTTGAAAAAAACGTTCGCCAATTGTAGTTCTAACTAAGTTAGTAACCGAATTTTTAATCGCATCCTCATTAAAAATGGCAATGATATCATTAGTAATGGGGTGTTTTTTAAAAGATAAACTAAAATCTTTAAAGCCCCTTGATATTTTGGGTCTAGTAGCCATTTAACATGTAGTTTTAGGATTATTTATAGTGATTAATGCCACCTTTCTACATAATCATCAAATCCACCCTTACCACCGCAAGGTCTGGAATATCTATCTTCTGGAGGACTATTAAGTTTTTCATTTTTTACGGGAACATAGTCGGTAATAAGATGTGTTGTACCCCAATTTTGCTTCATGTAGTTAACATCACGATCTACTTGATACTTTGCCATCTGTTTTCTCCTGAAAAAGGTTAAACAGAACTTTTTACGGGGTTGCTATCCCGATTTTTTCACAATTTTATAGTCTTCACCAAGTATTTCTTGTAAATATGAATCATCCCAATGGTCATAGTACTCAGTATTTGCTAATTTTTCTCGATATTTCTTTAATTTTTCTTTTGGTTGAGCTAAAACTAAGTTATAGAGACCATTATTGGTCTGAACGCCACTTATAAACGTATTATATGTACCACAATCTTCAAAAAAATCCCAAGTTTTATAGATTTTATTGTATATATCTACCCACTGATCAATATCTGCACGTTCTAAATCATCTTCAACAATAAAAATGACGACATCAAACCCTTCAATAGGCTCAATGTCGTCAATATTACACTCAACAATCTTAAATTTTGCGTTGGAAGCAAATGGACAGATCGCAAAACCAGATAATTCTGGTCTAAGCTTAGAGACTTCTTTGATCCAGTTCCTTATATGTGCTTCCTTTTGATTCATCCCTGCCCTCTATAACGCTTTCTAGCAGCATTACGAGAGGTTGCAGCATACTTTGTATGCTTACCAGCCCCTTGACGAGATTTCTTGGGCTTCGATTCAATAATAACCTTGTTTGTCAGTGAAGGACGCTTAGCCATCTTGTTCTCCTATAATTTTAACTTCAATGTCTTTTGGATCAGGTTCGCCGTTGATATAAAATTCTTCGGCAAGATACATTAGGTTGTCACCCATTTCCTCATAGGACAAGCCTTCCATGTAAAGCTCATCCTTAATATAGATGGCAAATTTACTATCGAAGGCTGTCAGAACCTCATTAGATAACTCGGGTCTTCTCATGTCCTACACGAATAACGGGGTTGCACCAGATTTCAAATCCAGCTTTCTTAGCATCAAGACAGAACGAAACGTCTTCGCCACACATATCTTGAACTTCACCAGATTCAAAGACCTGCATTTGAGGAGCAAACCAAGGATAGGTGAGGTTTTCAAACACACCCTTCTTGATCAGAACCCAACCGAAACCAGTATAGTCAACGGTAAAGGGCTTCTTACGCTTGCTCATGGATTCCACAGTCTCATGATTCATAACACCACGATTCTTACGGAATTCCTCCTCAGAGAGCCAGTGAGCAACGGAGGTAGTGTGACCATCCTCAGTAGCATACCAACCAGCTGCAATGTCCTTATCCATCGTTACAAGGCGAAGAAGACCTTCGGTGTTGAAAACGATGTCATTATCAATCCAGAGTTGATAATCGTAATTGAGTTTGCCATCCCAGGGAACTTGCTTGGGGCCGCGAAGGACGTTAGCACCAAGAACCTTGCAACGTGCAAAGTTAACCATGGAAGAGTAATCTTGTGAGATTTGAATACTGACGCCAATCTGCACAAGATCAAAGCAGAGTTGAACGAAGTTTTTTAAGAAAGTATATGAACAACCACGACCAGGAAGGCAGAATACAAGAGTTTTGCCATTAAGCATTGCTTTTGCTTGCTCAATATCAAAATCATCTTGGGGCGTTTCAGGTTCAGTTGCTTTTACAGAAAATCCTTTTGCCATAATGATTCAAAGGGGACTTATGAATTCTAACATAGGTATTTAGCCTCTGTCAAGGAGGGCAAATATAAATAACTAAAAAGTAATCGTTACATGAAGGATCTTACGGAAGCTTATAAGGAAGTTTATCAGCTA